TGGAGCTTGTCCCTCTACGCCGCTAGCTCTTAAGTAGTGATCAAATGAAGCCTTGGGTTGTTCTTGACCAAGTAAAGTTTTTGCTTTTCCGATTGATCCTTTTAATTCTTTATTTTCTAAAGTTTGAAAGCTTGGCTCAAATGAGAACCCCTCTTGAAGGGCTACATAGTCTGTCGCAGCGCTTGGGCTAATGACAACGCCTTCGGTAGTTTCTTCTTTGATTGCCATTACGCTTGATTTGTTACTTAAAGCCATTTTTATACTCCCTTAATAAATGTATTTGATTTCAAAATTAAGTCTTAAAGCGCCAATTACTCTTCTGCCTTCAGCGGCTTGATCAAATTCAGATCCCGTCATAGAAATATTGTTGCAAAGGCCAGCAAGTGTTAAATCGGATTTAATTAAATTTTCTATTTCATCAGCTATATCATCTAATGAATTATCAACACTGGTCGATGAACTCACTCTTGCCTCAATAGCTAAATTCAAAGTTCTTTTGTAAGTTTTTTGTGAAAGATTGGCATCTATGGATGACTCTTCTGCGCTATAAATAAAAATCGCTGGAAGGTCGGTTTCGTTGTAGGGATTTGGTCTGTTGACGAATACTTTTGTACCAACGGAAGTGTTTCCATCTAATACGTTAAATATTGCATTTCTTATTTGTGTTCTTTTATGCATTTCTTACCTATTCAAGGTGTAACATCAATTCCAAAAAACCTTCGCCATCCTCTTTTGTTTCATAAATTAGATATGTTTTTGATCGAATAACTATTTTGTCCCCATCAACTGGCATTCGAAACAAATCACTCATTTTTATTCCAATAGTTGGTGTCGCAGTGATTGTGGATGAACCAATACTGCTTTGATTTTCAAAAAACCGTTCACCAAAAATTCCACTGACTTGATATGAGTACAAATCTTCTTGAACGTATGTGCATACTTCTGAAAAAGTATTCACAAGACTGGTATGCGTAAGAGTAATTAAATTTTCCCAGCTCATAATTCTTTTAGATTAAAGGGCCATCTATGGCCCAATAATCCATTCTTGGAATTTTTAAAATTAAACGGTTCCATTGAGGCGAATTTTAACGTCTGTAGCACCATTGCCCGCAGCTTCGATACAAACGCCTGCAAGCACGTTTGAAGCTACGGTAGTTGTTAGCTTCTTAGCCGTGTTATCCCAGTACAGTTTTGCTCCTACTGCCATGACATCAACTACAACTTTAGGAATTAAGAAGCAGCCATTGCAGGCCCACGCGCCAACTGCTGCGGACGCTAGATCAACAGTAGCAACCGCCAACATCGATCCAATTTGTTTCATTTGGCCAGCTGTTGTCGCTTCTGGAGCTGGTAAATCTACTAAATCTTCAGGGTAGATAAAATTTTTCATTTGAATTCTCCTATTTAAAAGTTTTTAGTTAAAGTTGAGGGCTTTTCTGCCCCCAAGAGACTAGGATTTTAAAAATCAGTCTCAGATTAAACACCGTTATTTTTTACAAGACCTCGGAACTCAGTTACTTTTGCAGCAACATCAAGACGAACCTTGATTGAAACACCGTCTGTTTCGAAACCGTTCTGTTGTTCAGTGTACAAACCTTTTTGTCCTTGCAAGTACGCAAGCTCGATCATGTCGATTTGTTCGATCAAACCGCACAAGTAGAAAGGAGCTGCTGCCAATCGTGGCTCTACAATCACACCCTTCAATATTCCTGCAAAGATGTTTGCTTGTGACGCTTGAGTTGCATAAATCGGAGCAACCAAAGATCTAGCCGCGAATTCACGTTCAGGAGGAACAATCAAGTAGCCTGGATGCAAGTTCAATTTTTTGCTTGCAAGACCGGTTTGTTTTCTGATTGATGCAACCATTGCGCCCAATGAAGTATTATCAAGAGTCGCACTTGATGTAGGCAAGTTCGCATGGGTTGCATGGAACAAGGTCAAAGCATCGGCCATTGTTGGATTTGATGTAATTTGATTCCATACCAAATCAGCTTCTAAACGTGCAGCCGCAGCTCCCATTTTTTTAGGTAGATCACTGAAAACACGTAAATCATCATTGATCAAAGTCTGTCTAGAGATGGAAATGATTTTTGCATAGGTAGCCAACTGATAGGATTCTTTTCCTTCAGTGAAAGCCCCTCTTGTGATAGCTCCATTCTCATTCACTAAAGCTAAATCAGGAGCCTCTGAAATTTGAAGAGAATTCACCATTTTGAAATCAGGAACTTCGACAACTTTCACAAGTGGTTCAAAAGTTTTTGGCATTTCTTCGTAAGCCATTCTTAAACGCTTGTTCACCAAGTTTGAAAGAATGTTCGGATAGTCGGAAGTTGTATTCATTGAACGCTGAATGACTTCTTGTTTTGACATAAAGTCAACATTACGAACGCCTTCAGTTTTTAAAACTTCGCGGGCCATGTCGACCAAAGTTAAATTTCTAAATTTTCTGCTTAAATCATTTAGTTCAACTTTTTCGCCGGACTTATGTTCAATTGCATCCGAGATAGCAGAACGAATCTCAGCTTTTACATCTTTTTCTTTGATGTCAACGTGTGGAGTTGTAACAGGAGGCGCTTGTCTTTCCTTCATTTTTAGGATGATTTGCTCTCTTGCTTGCTCTACAGAAATTCCGCTTGAAATCAATTCGATTGCTAGATCAGAATCTAATCCCGCGTTGCGAACAGATTTTTGTATTTCTGTGCATCTAATTTTTTCTTGCTCAATTCCTTGAGCTTTCAAGTCTTCGCCTTGAATTGGTTGTGCTTGTGGCATGGGTTGAGTCCTTTCGTTAATTTTGTTCTGTTCGCCGTGAACAGTTTCAATTTCAGTTTCAAATTCTTGGGTTTCTTCATTTCTTACTTGAGCGTTTGAATCGGCTGGGATAGTTACCAAGGAAATTTCCATTGGTTCCCAATCGATTGCGCGATAGGTTTTTGTTTTGTCGTTTTCGCCTGAGACATCTTGATATTTATGGACTTGATATCCGACTGAGACGTTTCTAATGATTCCGTCTTTCACGTCTTGATAAATTGAAGTTACGTCCTGACGATTTGAAAATCGAACAATCGCTCGGCCTTCCGTTCCTTCTAACCAAGCTTTTTCAACGACGCCGATTTGATTTTCTAAACCATATGAACGATGATTATTTAAAAGCGGGGCCCCATTATCCATTCGTTGCATACGAATGTTTTCTTTATTCATTCCAAGTTCTTCGAAATAGTTTTGCAAAAATCCATAACGAAGAACTTTTGCCCCTGTCGTCCAAGTCAATTCAACTGTCCTGTTTTCTTCGTTGACAGTTTCAGGTTTGAAATATGCTTGTTGTCTTAATTTAGTTGTTTTGATTTTCATTGATTGAAACTCCTTTTTGAGAGTTAGAGACTATTGAAATTCCAAGATTCTTTAGCTGTTCTCGCTCTTTGGAAATTTCTTCGAACACTTTAATTGGATCTTTTCCTTGTTCTCGGATTACTTCTGAAAGTGATGTTTGAAGTGATTCAACCGCTGATTTGTTGGCTTCGACTTCTTTCGTTGGATCAATCATTTCTCTGCGTGGGGCTGTCCAAGTTACTTCTCCACCTGAAATGTCTCCATTTTTTATGGAGGCGAACTTAATAAATTGTTCCCAAATTGGATTTAACAATTGCGGAATGATTACGTCTGATCGCCACTGTTTAATGTTTCGATGAAACTCAATCCAACCCATGCGACCACTAGAGAAATTTACGTTTCCGTAGTCACCAGTAAGGGCTTCGTAAGTGATCCCTATGCCGACTGCGATTGACTGCAAAATGTTTCTAGAAAATATATCAATACCTTCAACACCAGGAGGATTCGCTATTGTTACGTCTTCACCTGGATTCAGGTATTGAAACGATCCTGGCTCGATTTTTTCGTAAAGTGTTGTAGTCTCAGAAATGCTATCTGTTTTTCGAATGAAAGCAGCAAAGCACGCAGAGATCTTTTGTTTCATCAAAATAGCATCTAAAAAATCGTCGTAGTCTCTTAAGCGAATGACCACAGGAGAAAGAACGGGAATTCCACGAACTTGTCCTGGACGTTTGATTCTTAGGACGTGGAGGACTTGATCAGATGGGACACGAATTGATTTCAATTCTTTTCCGGTAACTTTTCCGCCTGGATGTTCTTCAAACAAATGAATCGCAACACATTTTCCAGACCTATCAAATTCCTTACCTGAAATTACATAATTAGATCCAATAGCTTTTGCGTCTGTGTTGATGAAATCAGGCTCTAATACTTGCAATTTCAGAGGAACAAACTCATTTTCAGGACTAACAACAATTCTCACTAATGCTTCGCCTGATTCGAGAACTGTTCGAGTGATTAGGGATTGAAGTCCGTAAAAATCATGCTGTCCGTAAAAATCACATTTTGTTGTTTCACCCCACCAATACCAAAGCTCTTCAATTTTCTTTTGAACGGATTCGCTTTGATGTTTTGATTGTGGGATGATTCCTTCACCAATGATGTTGGAACACAATACGTCTAATGATCTAGAGGCGTATGGATTATTGCGAACTAGATCGCGTGATCTTTCACGAAGGTCTTTAAGTGCCGGTTCGTTTTCTGTATTGACTGAATTTCCGTCGGTATTCCAATAAGTCGTTCGTTTTGTTTTTGCTGCGCCTTCGAATTTTCTTAAGTAGTTTGCAGCTTGAATTGCTTGCAATCTCTTTAAACCATAGATCGGGGATACTGTAGAAATGAACTTTTCAATGAAATTCATTACAGCCCCTTGTCGTGGCTAAAAACTACGCGTAAACCTGACGAAGGAGAACTTCCAGAAACAGAGTCTTTCATGATTTTTAGAATCCGTTGCATCTCTTCTAGCGAACGATACTGGACTTCTTTGTCCTGATATTTTACTCGACTAACCCCTTCGGCTATTGCTTTTTCAAGAGCGTCGATTTGTTGCTGAGTGAAAGACATGGAACCTCGTTTGTTCCATTTTTAAAAAACGAGAAATATAAGTCGAAGTTTCGAGATTAGTTTTAATTGCTAAGGTCATCGATTCCAAAAATCACTTTTTTTAACTACAACTTTTTTAGTATTTCGTATTACTTCATTTGGTTGGTTTTCAGTTTTAATTTCTAAGTTTTCTTCTAGTTCGATCCAGTGTGATTCCTTAAACCTGTCAATTCCGACAATAGCGGCGGCGGCTCTATTATAAACTGACAAATCAAGTGATTCATTTCTTTCGTAAGTTTTAACCCATTCTGATTTTTGATAACCCTTGTGAGTACGAACTACTAATGACTCGGCTGTAAGTTGTTTAAAAAATTCTTCTCCGTATTCAGGGAAGTGATAATAACCAGATGGAAAATTTCCATTGTTTAATTTTAAATCGTCTTCAGTTGGTTTTTCCATCCTTAAATATGAATAGATTTCTGATTTAATTAGATTAACACCAACTGACCAAACCTTCAGCCCCCTTGATACTCGATTTCCATCTCTTGTTACGTCGACGGCTTTTGGTGGGCTGACAATGGTTTGTTGATTTTGATTCCCTTTGATAGCAACGACTTTCGTCGAAGAAAAATTCCTAACAAAGTCATAAACTTTTTGCGTGTTAAAACCAGAGTCAATACAAGTCATTCTAATCGGAAGGTGTGAACCTGATTCATGTTGAAAAAATTCATTGATTAAGCTTTTTAATTT